TGCTGTCTCAACTGAAGGACAATGCCGGGTTCTTGCTTGTCTCTGAATCCCATCAGGTCAGAGTTAATGCCGGAGATCTGTTTCATGGATTCCCGGGAAACTTCCTGCATCTGGACCGACGCGTCAGGAAAGTCTATGGCGGTCTTTTCTTTGGTCTTGCCAAGGCCACCCTCTTTCAAAAGGGTGATCTCATCCGGGTTGGTCCAGGATTCCTGTGCCTGGTTCAGGTCAAGGAAGGCGTCAACCTCACCTATCAAGCCCACACCCTGATTCGCCATCAGGCGGATTGACTGAAGCCAGCGACGGTTGCACTCTCGTTGTGGGTCGATCAGCAGCTTGACAATGCCATAATGCTGCAACGTCCGCTTTGATTTGTCCGGGTATGCGTACATCGGGATGACGGAAAAATGATCGCTGTGGATCGGGCTATCGTCGTCGTACAGAATATAGTCCCCGGTGTAGTGCAGCCACCGGACTTTTTTTCCGGGAACTTTCAGAACCTGATTGGGCGGCATGGCCTGAGCCGCTTCTAAATCAATTTCCTGTGACCGGCCCGGGTTGGTTTCGTCGATCCAGTAGTGGCGTGTGTAGTTTTCAAAGTATTCTACCTGACAAACCAACACCCGGAGATTTTCAAAGTCGTAATGGTCAATCAAAGAATCTGTGTAATCATCATCGAGCGTGTGGGACGGCTCAAGAAATTCATAGTTGGTGTGCTGGTGGAGACTGCCTTGGGCATGGGCATAGAAGATATCAGCCACCTTGCCGGCATGTTCCGGATACCGGACTTTGAAATCTTCCAGGGACACCCATTTTTCCACGATCACATACCTGGCATCTGAAAGATCCTGCTTCCGGGAACCGGGATCAATTTTGACCTGCCAGAACGGGGCGTTTTCTTCTACGAACTGGACCTCAGTCGGATTATCCGGCCTGGGCTGAACATCAACCGTCCTAAACCCCCTGCCTGTGACAACCGCATCCTCAAACGCCTCAGCGTCGAGAATCCGGGCATCGGTCTGGTTTTCCTCGATCCAGTCGATCAAATTCTGAACCACCTCGCACAGGAATCCGTCGGAAGATTCCACTGGTTGCAAGGTGATATTGATTTCGTTCTGCGCCCGTATCCCTACTATCAACTCAACCATGCTGTGAACGTAGTTCCATACCATCGGCTCGCGGCCCAGGGCGTCAAGCGCCTCTTTCTCAGCACTTGTCCACTGATCCCCGGCCTTGAAAGCGGCACACTTCTGGGCTTCTTGCAACCAGTCAATCGACGCATAGTGAGCGTTTGACCGCATCTCGCGGACCCGGGACAGCTTATCAAAGTCATCCTTGAGCTTGGATATGGGCGTCAGGAGGTCCATTAACCAAACATTTTCCCGTCGGGGGACATGGCGATAATCTGTGCAAGACTGATGACCATGCCGTTATCCAGGCCGTACGCGCCTTCCAGGATGCCGCCCATGTTCATGCGCTGGTGCAGCCGGCGGAAATCGCTCTCCGTGATATTGATCACGTCAGAATTGCTCATCAAAATGCCGGGTGTCGGTTCCTTTGTTGGTTCTTTGCTCATACTCGTAAGCCCCTTCTAATGTGTTTGTTTCGGGATATATATCTGTTCACGTCCGCCTGCATCTCAACCGGATTTTTCGGTGTCATCAAAGACATCATCACTGCGTCCGCGATATTGGGGGATTCGATTTTCAGCAGGCGTTTCATTTCATCTTTCGTCATGATCTGGATCAGCCCCCTACTGTTTGGCTTGCGGGGTATGCGGCACAGTTCTGACCGGAGTTTCTGGATATCCTGGATTTTGGAAGAAAAGGAAATCATTTGATCCGGATCGATGTATTGATTCTTTGCCACGGCCTGGTATGTATTGAATACCCGGTCCCGGAGCATCCAGTATCTTTGGGATCTCAGGTTTCTGAATGTCTCTCTGTTTGTCCTGCGTTTCGCATCATCCGGGAGAACCTTCCCCGGCTCCTGGTACACAGAGTCGGGGTTCTCCGGGCTGTTTGATCCCCTGAACATCTCAACTTCGGTTTTCGTGCCCTCAAAAGCCTCCTGGATTTGCCGACGCAATGAAACGCCAAGGCCATCGCCATCCCATGTGAACCAGTCTGCGTTATTGTCCGCTGCGTAGCCCGTGGCCCAATCGCACCCCTCGTTGACGTCCCCGTATTTTTCGGCCATGGCATCCAGGATCACTGACCCGTGACGGATACACAAGCCCTTGTCATCCGGTCCCAGGTCAGATGGATCATGAGAAACGATCTTGGCACCCAGGGGCTTAAACCCTAAGCGCTCGTGAGCGTCCACGCAGGCGTCGAACCACTCTGCCAGGATGATGCTGTTTTCCACGCTGTCGTTGAAAGCGCCCTCCCAAACGTGGTCATATAACGCCCGGTCCAGGGTCTTGAAATCGTGCCGGCGTTCTTGTTCCAAGACATCCGGGAACCATGGATTATCGTTGTAATTGACGAATATAATCAGGTGCATGTCATCTTCATAGTATCCGTCCCTCTTCAATTCGGTAAGATATGGAACAATAAACCGCTGACTAAAGGGGTCTGCTGATGACATCGGGTTACCGGAAAACCAAATTTCCGAATCTTCCTCCCGGACCGTGGGGGTCAGAATTTTGATGGAGTCTTTGGAAAGAAATTGCGCCTCTTCGATCCAGAAATATTTGAAACCGTGCATGGACTTCACAGCGTCTATGCTCCGGGCCAGGCCCTTGAACCGGAACTTTCCTCCGGACTGGTGATCAATCGTGGCCTTGCCTATTGAGAAGCCTGGTATCTGTAGCCGCTCGATCTCAGCAGCCAGGAGCGCATGTACGGAATCCTCGATGCTATTCTGGTACTCCCGGAAGCACCCCACCTTGGCGGCTTCAGTCTGGGCCTTCATTGCAAGGATATCAGCAAACGTGGTGGATTTGGCAGAACCCCGGCCCCCGATTGCGATCTTGATCCGCTTCGGCTTGTTGAGAATCGGGAGTAGCTTTTTGGGTATCTGCATTTTTAACATTTTGCTGAAAACCTCAATTTTCGCCCAAAAAATTTAGGAGTGTCTTGTAAAAAGCCGGGGTTTTACCAGACACGATTGCGGAAAACATCATTTTTCTGCCTCCACCACTTCAATCTGCCACTTGTGTTCGATTGGACCACCACCCGGTCCTGACTGTTCTTGCCTATCCGGGGTCTTACCCTCTGTGCGGTCCAGAAATTCCTTGATGGCCTGGACGTTGCCCGTTTGCGCCTCTGTGTATAAAACCTGATACAACACGGCCCGCTGCCTTGACGCTCTTTTCTTTCTGTTCTCTACGGCTTGCCGCTCAATCTCCTGTATTTCATCGGATGAAAAATACCTCCACAGCATCAGCGGGTTTTTATATTTCAGGATAAGTGTTGAATATTCTTGCCGTTTCGGCCAGTCGTTTTCGGGGTCTGACAGGTATGTCAAAAGGGTTGCCTCATTTTTAATTTTTTGAGGCTGGGCCGCTTTTCCACACTGGTTAGACACTTGTTTTTGCCTCCGGCCCCATATTATCCCACAACGGCGATTCCCGGTATTCCTTGCTACTCGAAAACTGCCGAAACCGATTTTTCCGGGACTTCTCCGGGTTGGCGCTGTTGTGCGTCCCGTCTGTGAGCCGAATCGTTTTCCCTGATTTGCTTTTTACCGTGTCTTCCATTTTCATCCCCCCGCATGCCTCGGCACCCTCAAGCACCCGCAATCCTGATTCCATATCCTTCGGCCCTTCGGCCTGACATAATTCTCCTGCATCTGATATTTCGGTTGGGGTGTTGGGATAACAGTTATCATCTCCGGCGTAATCTCCTTGCCAGTTGCGGGTTTCGGTATTTTGTCCGTCCCATGAGGCATAAAAAATAATCTTTTTGTGGATTATAACTATCTGGATTATACCAGATTTTAAACCATTGTCAAAGAGAAAATACATTTAATGCATATGTATGTTCATTTTTTGTACCATGAAAAAAGTTTCGTTTTTATTTGCTGTGTTTTCAGGAAGTTAAAACTTTTTTACATTTTTTTAAAAAAACCGCTTGACAATCATTTTTAGCTTGATTATATTGATTACAACATAAACCAACGCCGGGTGATCCGGCACAAACAAGGAGAATGACATGAAAACAAGAACCGAACAACTTGCAGACGCAATCGAAAAAATCTACCAGGCAAACAAAGCAGACATTGACACCCTCCCCAACCACGGACCCAATGGCGGCAGAAACGCAGCTACCATCTCCGGATGGACCAATTATGGCAATGGCACAATCACACGGGCAGCAAACATGACCAACATGCCGGTAATGAGCTACTGGTCCGGGTCAGCTCCCACACCCAGCTCGGCACTGCCGGAAATGTGCTACAAGGAAATTACAAAAGCCTACAATAAAATTTTTGGATAATTAACCCGCCCCGGCACACC